GCTGATTGGGTGCTGTACGCCACGATTGGCGGCGCCGACCCGGCCGACAACACGCAGGCCGAGTTCTTCATCCCCTACCTGGCTCCGACGCACTGACACCCTCGCAGTTGCCATGTGTCGCGGGGGCCTTGTGCCCCCGTTTTTGCTGAAAGCCACCCATGAGCGCCACGCCGGTATCGATCTGCTCCAACGCCCTGTTGATGCTGGGCGACAACCCGATCGCCAGCTTCGAAGAGAGCGGCGACCGGGCACGGCTGGCATCGAACTTGTGGGAGCCGGCCAGGGATTACGTGCTGCGCAAGCACCCATGGAACTGCGCCATCAAGCGCGTGGTGCTGTCGCCAGACGCGACGGCCCCCGCCTTTGACTACGCCTACCAGTTCACCCTGCCGGCCGACTGGCTGCGCACGCTGAGTGTGGGCTACGAGGGCGAGCGGCCGGATTACAAGCTGGAGGCGTCCGACACCGGCCCGAAGCTGCTGATGCAGTCCAACGTCTGCCGGCTGCGCTACGTCTTCCGAAACACGACACCGGCGACGTGGGATGCCTCGCTGGTGTTCGTGATGACGCGCGTCATGCGCAGCCTGTTTGCGTACCCGATCACGCAGTCCGGGAGCATGGAGCAGCTGATTGAACAGGTGCTTCGTGAGTCCATGCGTGAGGCACGGGCCATCGATGGCAGCGAGGACGAGCCCGACGCAATGGACGACTCGCCGCTGATGGACGCCCGGCGCAGCTACGGCAACTTCGGCGTGAGCCAGTACCGCGAGCCATGAAGGTCACGCTCGCTCAGAACAGCTTCACCACCGGTGAGATCGCTCCGCGCGCCTACGGGCGCAAGGACATGGAGCGCTACCTCCAGGGTCTGAAGTACGCGCGCAATGGCCACCCGGTCATCCATGGCGGCTTCAAGCGCAGGGCCGGCACGCTGTACGTGGCCGATGCCATCAGCTCGTCCAGCAACAGTTCCATCCTCGTGCCCTTCAACGAGGGACAGGGCAAGGCGTGGATGCTGGAGTTCGGCAACGCCACGGTGCGTATCTATGACACGGACCTGACCTACACCGGCATCGAGATCGGCAGCCCGTACAACGTCCTCCAGCTGGATGAGCTGGACTGGGCGCAGTCGGACTCCACCCTGTGGCTGGCACATCCTGATGTAGCGCCGCAACGCCTCCAGCGCCTGGCAGATGACGTGTGGGTGCTCGGCGAAGCGCCGTTCACGACCATGCCGTTCGACCAGATCGGGCGCTTTCCGGCCACGACCCTGACGCTCTCTGCTGCGACTGTCGGGGTCGGGCGTACCGCAACCGCGGGCGCGTCGACCTTCCTGGAATCCGATGTCGGCCGCGGCATCATCAGCGTGGCTGGCATCGCGGTCATCACCGGCTATACCTCGGCCACGGTGGTGACGGTGGAGATCACCCGGGCGTTCGCCTCGGTCAACATCGCCAGCGGGGATTGGCAGCTGGAAAGCTCGCCCCAGTCCTACATGTACCCAGGCACGGCCCAGCCGGTTGGCGTGGTGACGGACCTGTACGCCGCCACCTCGCGCGCTGCCACCTTGACGCTCTCCGGCGTGACGGGCGCCATCACCATCGATGCGAGTGCGGGCGTGTTCGTCGCTGGCGACACCGGCAAGAAGCTGTTTGCCGGGGCCGGCATGGCGACGGTCACCTACGTGAGCGCGACGCAGGTGACGGCAGTGGTAGTCAACACCTTCGACACGCAGTCCTACTCTGAGGGCCAGTGGGGCATGCCCTGGGTGGCTTGGCGTACTGACGACGTGGGCAGCATGGTCCGCGTGAATGGTGGCCTGGTGCGCGTCGACAGCGTGACCAGTTCAGCCCTGGCGCGCGGCACTGTGCTACGCGAGCTGGCGGGCGCAGTGCTGGCGCCGCCGCTGTCCTGGCAGCTTGAGTCCACGGTGTGGAACGCGACCTTCGGCTATCCCCGAAGCGTCACCATCCACCAGCAACGCAGCATCTTTGGCGGGTCGGAGAAGTACCCCCGCACGGTCTGGGGCTCTCGCACCGGTGAGCCGCTGGACTTCGAGCGCTGGACCGACGACAGCGATTCATTCGCCTGGACCATCGACGGCGACGAGGCCACAGCCATTCGCTACGTCACCTCCAACAAGCAGTTGGCCGCCCTCACCGAATCGGCCGAGTACAGCCTGCGCTCTGGTGTCGAAAAGCCCCTGACCCCCACGAATGTGCGGGTGGTGTCGGAGAGCAACCACGGTTGCGCCCAGGTTCGCCCGGCGCAGATCAACCAGGAGCAGCTGTTTGTGCAGGCGGCCGGCCGCAAGGTCCGGGCGTTTGGCTACCGGTATGACCTGGACGAGTACCGCAGCCCGGACGTTTCCGCGCTGGCCGAGCACATCACGAAGTCTGGCATCACCTGGCTGACCTACGCGCAAGAGAAGGAACAGCTGCTGTATGCCACCCGGGCTGATGGCAAGTTCCTGACGTGCACGATCGACCGCGACCAGCAACCGACCGTCATCGGCTGGGCGCAGCATGACACCGTTGGCTTCGTGGAGTGCGTGCAGTCGATCCCCGGGCCTGACCGAACCCAGGTGTGGGCCATTGTTCGACGCACGGTCGACGGCTTGGCAGAGCGGTACATCGAGGTCTTTGATGACGCGTTCGAGCCGCTGCACCCGAGCGTCGCGCTGCCGGAAGGCATGGAGGACCGCCCGGTGTACGGCTGCACGGTGGACAGTGGAAAGGTCTTCGACAACGCAGGTGGCATGACCACCGTCACCGTGGCGCACCTGGTGGGGAACAAGGTCGCCGTGGTGGCTGATGGCTCGGTGATCTGGGACGGCTACAGCGCCGACTCTCCGACCGTGCCTGCGGGTGGCCTGGTGACCCTTCCTCGCTCAGCCAAGCGCGTGCTTGTCGGCCTGCCGTTCAAGACCCGCGCCACCTTGCTGACGCCCGAGATGCAGACCGCCCTTGGCAGCGCGCAGGGCAAACCAGCCCGCACCGGCGAGATGGTGCTGAACTTTCTGGAAACCATCGGCGCCACTGTCGAGAACAACGAGGGCAACAACGAGATCGTGCCCTTCCGCAGCTTCGGTGTCGGCGTGCTGGACAACATGCCTGTGCCGTTCACCGGTGGCAAGAAGGTGAACATGCTGGGCTGGGAGCGCGGCGAGTCCGAGATCACCATCTGGCAGCAGCAGCCGCTGCCGCTGCACCTCTTGTCGGTGGTCCGCATGCACTCTGTGGGGGGCGCCTGATGCTGCGCATCGACCAAGCCACCGCAGACGACGTACGGACCCTGGCGGCCAGGATCACGCCCGCCGATGCGGCCGAACTGGAAGCGGCTGGGCAGACCGTGGAAAGCGCGCTGGATGGAGTTGATGCTCAGGCGCTGCGCAACGGCGATGCCCTGGTGTGCCTGTTCGGCGCCCAGCCCCATCCCGATGCGCCTGGCCTTGGCATTCCTTGGATGCTGTGCACCGTGGAGCTTCACGACGTGCCAAAGCGCGCCATGGCTGCGGTGTCGGCCAAGGTGGTCAAGGGCTGGCGCGCACGCTTCCCGGTGCTGTTCAACTGCGTGCACAGGAGCAACGAGAGCGCGATTCGGTTCGTCGAGTGGCTGGGGTTCACGGTGACGCATGAGCCAGCCGGCCCGGGCGGACAGTTCTTCGTCTTCAAGTGGGAGCGGCGCGATGTGTAGCGTTCAGGGGTGGCTTGCGGCTGCCGCGGTGGCGGTCCAGGTCATCGGCAGCAAGCAGCAGGCGGTCGCCGCTGGCCGGGCCGCTGAGTCCGACGCCGACGACATGGAATACCAGGCGGCGCTGAGCCGCGACCAGGGCCAGGCCGAAGCGCAGCGCATCCGCCGGGCAGGGCGCCGCCAGCGTGGGGAGACGGTGGCCACCCTGGCTGGCTCCGGGGTGAAGGTAGGGGAGGGCTCGGCCCTTGATGCAGAGCGTACGGTGATGCAGGACTACGAGCAGGACGCGGCGATTTCCATCCTCAACGGTGACCGGCAAGCCGATGTCCTGGAGCGCCGGGCGCGCGGGCGGCGTCGGGCTGGCAGCACGGCAGGCATGGCCGGCATGCTCGGCGGCGCGGGCTCGCTGCTCGGCCAGGGCGCAAACTTCTTCGGGAGTTCCTGATGGCACAGATCCCACTGGGCAACGCCGGGCGGGCGGTCCCGAATTCGAACATCGCACTCCCGAACACCGGTGAAGCGGAAGCGCAGGCCGCTGTCGGCCGGGCGGTGCAGGGCATCGGCCAGCAGATGGGCAACATCGCGGCCGACATGCAGCAGCGCGAGAACTACGAACGGGCCAAGCAGCAGGCAGAGGCTGAGCGCTTGCGGAAGGAGGAGGCGCGCAAAGCTCAGGCGCAGGCCGACGCAGCGAAGAAGGCCCAGGAGCAAAACAAGCTCAACAACGTCAACGACCAGTTGACCGACGCCAAGGACGAGTTCGAAGCGGGCGTTCGTGAGGGAACGATCCCGAAGGACCAGGCCGACAAGCTATGGAATGAACGCTCGCGCACCATCATCGATGGGGCGATGGCTGGCTTTGACGATGACGTGAAGCCCCTGGTTCAAGGCCAGATCGAACGCCTCGGCATGCGCTACGGCAACGACGTGCGCAAGGCCGTCAGCAGCCGCGACAAACAGGACGTGACGGCCGGGATTGACCAGACGCTGGAGTACGCCCAGCGCCGGTACAAGACCGACCCCGAAGGCGCCGAGAAGCAGGCCATGGAGACGCTTCGCGCGCTCGGTCCGTTCTCCAACTACACCCCCCAGCAGATCGCCGCCAAGGGGCAGGCCTGGCGCGAAGGGGCGCAGTTCACGAAGGCTTACGAGGCCATCAGCGCATCCAAGCGCGACTCCAAAGGCCTGGACGCAGCGCAGCAGCTGGTGGCTTCGCTGGAGGCACTGGACCCGCAGCGCCGGGCGGTGCTGACCGATCGGATCGACAACTACAAGCGCGGCATCGAGGAAGACCGGTTGCGCGCCCAGCAGCGCGCCGCATTGGAGGAGGAACGCCGGGATCGCAAGGCCCAGCAGTCTTTCGACGTGGCGACCAAGCTGTCGATGACCGGCACGCTCTCTGCCGAGTACCGCGACCAGCTGCTGCGCGACTTCGCGGGCACCCGGTACGCAGGCGCCTTCAAGCAGCTGATGGCGCAGCAAGACCGCACCGGCCCGCTGGCGGCGCAGTCCCCTGCGGTTCTCGACCAGACCTTGCAGCAGATCGACGCCAACATCGCCAAGAATGGCAAGTCGCCTGAGATGCAGGAGCAGCGCGACCTCGTGGCCAAGGTGCGTGATGCGCAGATCAAAGCCATCGAGGAAGACGGCTTGAGCGCTGCTTTGCAGTACGGCAAGATCACCGCCATCCCGCCGCTGGACACCAGTTCACCGCAGGCCCTGGCTGGGTCGCTCAAAGCAAGAGTCGATGCAGCCGAGCGCGCCGGTGCGTGGAGCGGCAGGCCGGTGTCGCCAATGACGGCGCGTGAGGCTGAGCAGTTCTCGTCGCAAATCAAAGCGCTCGGCCCGGAAGAGAAGGCGGGGGCGGTTTCGCTCATGGGACAGGCCCTGCCGCCTCAACAGCGCATCGCCCTGGCCCAGCAGATGGCAACCAAGGATCGTGCGCTGTATCACGCCATGGCGCTTGGCAACACCCAGACAAGCTCAGGCCAGCCGGCCGCGCGGCTGATCTTCCTGGGCGAGCAGTTCTTGAAGGACGAGGGCAAGAAGGAAAACGCCATCCCGAAGGAGGTCGTCAAGCGTGTGAGCGAAACCGTGGGCGACATGCTGTCGGGCAGCGTGCGCGATGACGTGATCGAAGCGGCTGCGCTGATCCAGTTGGGCAAGCGCGCCGATGGACAGCCGGCCACCGCGAGCAAGTCAGTTGAGATCGTCTTGGGTGGCCCAATCATCCAGCATGCCGGCCGGAAGCTGCCAGCGGCGCCGGGCATGACCGCCGACCGGTTCCGCGATGAACTGGCGTTGCAGTCGCGCGCCCTGGCAAAGTCTGGCGGCAAGGTCTACACCACCGCTGGCGAGGTGATGAACGCCGCCGACTTCGCTGCGGATCTGCCGCTGTCCGAACTGGTGCCGGCCGGCCTGGGCCGGTACAGCGTCCGCATCGGCATGGGCACGGCCCTGGATGCCAACGGCAAACCCATCGTGATCGAAGTCAAATGAGCCTGCTCGACGCCCACGCAGACACCCTGGCGACGAACGCGACGCAGGGCTATCGGCCCGCGAAGCCGCCGCCCGAGCCTGGCATCTTCGACAACTTCGGCAGCAGCGCTGGCAACTATTTCATGCGCTCGATGGCTGAGGCGGGGCGCGCCGGGTCCATGGCCCTGGCTGCCATCCCGGTCACCATCGATGCGGTCACCGCGCCAGACAGCCTGCTGGGCCAGGCCATCGGTGACAAGCCCCTGGCTGATCGGTACTTCGAGTTCCACGACGAGGTGTTCGGCCGCGCCGTCGACCATTGGACCCCGC